CGCACACGGACATCTAGAGTACTTAGAAGAAGTAGGTGATCCAGCAACTGGCGAACCTATGGGTAGTACAGAGCAAAATCTACAATCTGCTATCAAAGGTGAAATACATGAGTACACAGACATGTATCCGGGTATGGCTAGAACAGCCAGAGAAGAAGGCTTTGAAGAAATCGCAGATTGGTTTGAAACACTAGCCAAGGCTGAGAAGTCACATGCAGGGAAGTTTCAAAAAACACTAGACACCTATCTAGAAGGCAAATAATTATACTGGAGCGGCACTATGTCGCTTCATACAACCACAGGAGGCCTATGGCTAAAATGAGAAAGTTCCACTTTTGGAATGAGAACGGCGACGAGAAAGACACAGAACAATTAAGTTTAACAAGAGCAGTGAAAGCTGTACAAAGTGATTTCAAAGATGTGTTTATCGGAGTTGAGTATATTAGTAAAAAAGGTAAAGAAATAGTAGACAGAGTAAAATTACCTTGGGGTAGAAAAGTAAGACAAGCAATAGCTACTGAAAAGAAAAGAGCCGCTTTGAAAGCAAAACTCCAAAGGTAGTATAAGTAAAGTTAGGAACATCCTGTTCCGTGGCAGGCATCGTTGAGCTTGCTCTTCGAACTGCCATTATTCATTAGGAACATAACCACTAAAAAATATTTCAACTTTGACTGTTCTCTTTTCCCGAAGCATACATCTCAAGATAGTTACAGTAGTTCGTCATACTGTGATCTGAGAAGTTGTCTATTCCACCACGCTTGAGTCCCATCCACATGCCACGCATGCGATCTTTAAACAGTTGAAAGCCTGATGGTGAACGCACATTGCCATATGCATTTAGATAGTGTTGCTCTCCGTGATGCACGTAACCCATAATCCACAAAGGAACACGAGTTACTATATCGTTGTTGTTTACCCAACGATGATGTTTGACTTTTAGTGTATCAACATATTTACGCCAGCCCACTCTTGGTGAACCATAGGTGTAAAGTTCTTGTACCGGAGGAATGTTAGGATACAAATGACAACGACTTGCCATAATAGTAGCCATAGCCGCACCTAATGAGTGTCCACAAAACCAAATCTTCTTGTTGCTGTTTGCTTTGCGAGAAATGTCTTCAAGTATCATAGGCCATAGCTCGTCAACTTCTGCTTTGAAACCTTTGTGTACTCTACCAATTGTTTCTGCCATCACAGGAACAGCTCTTAGATCTGCTTTGATATCGTTGAACTCTGAGGGCTGAGTACCACGGCAAGCAATCACAAGATCATGCTTGTTCATAAACCTATATGCTTGAGCTCCGTCTTTGTCGTAGAATTCTACTGTGTTAAATGAGTGATTTTTCGCTTGACTTGTTGCATCTCTTTTGTTACTATAAGCTATCTGTGCCAAATTAGCGAATAATAAGGATCTTTCTTTGAAATTAAGTTTGGATATTTCCATTTTTGCCCTCCGTTCTATATCTATATTTATTTTAGATACAATAAATACATTGTATAGGAAAGTGCAATGAAAAAACACACTCGTAGTATCTTAGAAGAACTTAACAACCTTGGCTTGAACAGGGATAATGATCGATTAATTGAAACAACTGCTAATAATATTATTAACAGCAGTATTAACCTTATCAATACTATCAATCAAAATTATGATGCAGCAACTGCTGGTGAGTTAGAAAGACGTTTCCTTAACAGTATTAAAAGCGGAGACCCACGCAAGTTCAAGCGTGGCATAGAAAAGATTATAGAAAACAAGCAGAGGCAAGACGATGATTCTTAAAGAAGGTGGTAATGTTTTTAAAACTGAACCAAAAGACCCTGAGAGTGTAATAACTCAGCGTATTGCTACAGCTGATGTTGATCCAACAATAGATTGGCTCAATAAAACCTTTGGCTTTAAATTTATTGATGAAGATATGCTTGGAACTACAGGCAAGAAAGTTAAACCAGACGGTACATTTGAAGAAAACAGTTCAGGCGACATTGATCTTAATGTTGACTCTCGAGAGCTTCCTAAACAAGAAATTATTGCCAAATTATCTGACTGGTGCCAAAAACAAGGCATACCAGACTTAGAAATTATGAACAAAGGTAGAACCTTTACAGCAGGATGGGTAGCAGACGCAGGTCTCCAAGTACACTTCCGTACTCCTATCAAAGGTGATCCTGCTAACGGCTTTGTGCAAACAGACTTTATGTTAACAGACAATCCTGCTCTACAGCGTGGAGCCAAGCGTGGAGGCACAGAAAACTACACAGGCGCAGACAGAGCTGTACTTCTATCAAGTCTTGCCAGAGGTAGAGGCTATAAGTTTAGCCCAACCAAAGGTGTTGTAGATCCTAACAACGGAGATGCCGTTGTTGCTAACGACTGGGATGAAATTGCAGAAATACTATTAGGTCCAGGCGCAAGAGAAGCAGATACTCACACTGTGGAGAGCATGATTGCAAAACTTAGAGGTGACCCGGACTTTGATATGTTGATTGCTCCTTGGTTAGAAACTATGGAGAAGCAAGGCAAAGGCCTCCCTGAAAGTGCAGAGCTTGCAAGGATCAAAGAGCTTGCAGGACTAAGTTTAAACAGCGTGAGAATGCTATGAGATTTTACGAATTTAAAATCAAAGAAGAAAATTTAGAAGGCGATGCTTTGTATGCAAAACTTATCAAGCAACAATTTCCTATGGGTGCAGGTTATGAATTACATGCTGGTATGACACATGAGATGTGGTATAGAGAATTAAAACTTGCTAATAGATGGCTTGCAACAGCAGTAAGAGCAGGAGACATAAAGCCTCCTGTAAGCATAGGCAATGATTTTACTATAAGAGATAAACATGGCCAGGACATAGGTATCCCGGGACAATGGGATCCGAGTATGAAACCTAAAGCAGCCAAACCAGTTAATGAATCTAAATTATTTGAAGCAGATGCACGTATTCAACATGCAGAAGATTTTGTGTTGTTTGATGGATCAGCTGGTGCTGTTCGTGTCGTACAAAGTCTAAAAAATCTTGAGCAAGGAGGACATACAGATGTCACAATCAAATGGGATGGATCTCCCGCAATCATTTTTGGCCGCAATGCAGATGGAGAGTTCATACTTACAGACAAATCAGGATTTGGAGCCAAAGGATATGACGGCCGAGCAAAAAGTGCAAAATCTCTACAGCAAATGCTTATGGCCCGCCCCGGTGCAAACAATCCAGATCCAGAGAAAGCGGCAAACTACAAAGTCTTCGTAGGTAACATGGCAGACATCTATGATGAATATGAAAAAGCGGTTCCAAAAGATTTTATAGGTTATTTCAAAGGCGACTTGTTATACTACAACACACCGCCTGTACAAGATAATAAATTTGTGTTTACACCAAACATTGTTACTTACAGAGTAGATACAGACAGTCCGATTGGACAGCGTATTGCACAAAGCAAAACTGGTGTAGTTATACATAGATTGGTTGACGAAGAAGGCAATGAGAAACCATTACCACCAGGTATAGCAGACATATTTGAAGGAAACGAAGTTTTTGTTGTGCCGCCTGTCACAGTAGAAAGAGCGCCTCAAGTAGAAGATGACAATATCAAAGAACTAAGAACTATCATAAACAAAGACGCGACAGCAATAGATAAATTTTTAAATACAGAAACACTTACAGGTTTAAAATTAAAAGGCTTACCGCAAATATTTTATACATACACAAATTCAAAAGTTGACACAGGTTTAGAAAATTTAGGCAAAGATTTCACTAGTTGGCTTGCAACAAGTAAAGTTAGTAAGCCTATGCAACAAAGGATAGTAGATTATATTTCACAGAATCAACAGGGATTTGATGCTATGTGGGAAGTAATGAATAAGATTAGAGAAGTAAAAAATAATATAATCAATCAATTAGATTCACATGATGCTGATGTAAAAGCTAACATTGGCGACATTGAAGGCGGCGAAGGATATGTACTAGCTCATCCTGAAGGCGATATTAAACTTGTAAACAGAGCTGGTTTTACAGCAGCCAATAGAGCTGTACAACGATAAGGAAGAGAAAATGAAAATTAAAGATCTTGTAAATGAAAGTGATTTTGCTGATCTAGGACTCAAAGGACTAGGCAGTGAATTAGACAAAGATGACGATTATGATCCGGCAAAAGACGGTTTCAGCATAGTTGATCAACTAGGGAAGGTACTAGACAGCAGAGGCAATCCTAATCCACTAGATAGTGTCAAAACTAGAGATGGTTCGGAAATTAAAATAACAGCAGATCAAGCGGCATCTTTGATGCGTTTGTTGAAGCGCGAAACAGTGAATGGAACTGATAGACAAGAAAAAGAAAAGTTTTCAAGAGACATCACTAGCAAGACAGGATTAACACCATTCTTAGATGCTAATGATGGTAAAAGTATGCAACAAATGTATGTGCAAAATTACATGAGTGATACAACTAAAATGGCCTTACAAAACAAGAGCAGAATGTAATGCAATTTTTACAAGAACTAGAAGAAGCACGTATGACACGCAATGACAACAACATGAAGGTGTTGACCTATGCTGATTGTTGTGAGCGTTTGTATCTAACTTTGTTAGTTCTTGATCTTATGAGCCAAGTACCCTTGGCTACATCTGTTGTAAGAGATTACTGTAGAAAAAGCAAAGACAACGATTATCAGCGATTTAAAATAAGTGGCACTGACCTATACAACTTTGTTTACTTTGTCAACGGTGATGAAAGAGCGATTGGAAAGCTAAAAGACCCAGGAGCAGCAAAACGTAGTAGAGCAAACACTTCTCTTCCTTTGCAATACTTAAATGCTTATCTGCAGAATCTCAGCAGTGGAACTAGACCAAGCGGTACTACTCAATTTTTTGTCAAACTAGAAAACATCCTAAAGATTTCAAACACAGATTATAAAAC